TAAAAAACCTTAAAGGTGGTTTAGGTGGTGCAACTAAGGGAATGAATCTTTTAAAGGTTGCTATAATAGGAACAGGGATAGGTGCATTATTGATTGCTATAACTGCAGTTACAACTGCGTTTAAATCCTCAGAAGAGGGTCAAAACAAGTATGCAAAATTATTGGGAATCATTGGGTCGGTTACAGGCAACTTAGTTGATTTATTAGCAGACTTTGGAGAACTTATTATAGGATTATTTAGTGGGGATTCAGAAGCTGTAAAATCTATAAAATCATTTGGTAAAAAATTATTTGATTTAGTAGGATTACCTATAAAAAATACTATTGATACTGTAAAAGCATTAGGTAGGGCATTAGGTGCTTTGTTTAGTGGGGATATTTCAGGGGCATTTGATGAATTAAAACAAGGGGTTGCTGACATAAAAGAAAACTTTTCAGAAGCCAATGATGTAATAAAAGGAGCAACTGAATCAGTAAAAGGTTTTGTAAAAGAAATAAAAGAAGAGGGAAGAATTGCAGGTCAAATAGCAGACCAAAGGGCAAAGGCAGATAAGATAGAAAGGAAAAATATTGTAGATAGAGCAAAAGCAAATAGGGATAGGGCAGAGTTATTAGAAAAAGCTATTGATAAAGAAAAGTTTAGTACACTTGAAAGAATTGAATTTTTAAAACAAGCAGGAGATTTAGAAGAAGAAATAACAAATAAAGAAATTGAAGCAGCTAGGTTAAGGTTTGAAGCCAAACAAAAGGAAAATACTTTATCTAAATCTACAAAGGAAGATAAGGAAGAAGAAGCAAGGCTAGAAGCAGAACTTATAAATTTAGAAACTGCAAAACTAACAAAACAAAAAGAAGTAACGTCACAAATAATTGCTCTAAAAGCAGAAGAAGTTGCAAGATTAAAAGCTATTGAAGATGAAGAAAAAGCAAGAAAGGCAGAGGAAGAAGAAGCAGCTAAAGTTAAGCAAGAAGAAGATGATGCAGCAGAAAAATTAAGACAAGATAAAATATTACAAGACAAAAAAGATAGAATAAAGGAAGAAGAAAGAGTTGAAGCTGCAATGGTTGCTTTTAAAAAACAATTACAAACTCAAAACCTCAACAATATATCAGCAGGGTTTGGTTTATTAAGGCAACTAGCAGGAAAAAATAAAGGGCTACAAGCAGCAGCAATAATTGGAGAAAGTGCAGTAAATGTTGCTAGAACAGTAATAGAAACACAAGCATCAAATGCAGCCATAACTGCACAAGGAGCAGCATTAGCAATCCCAACAGGGGGTGCATCAGTAGGTATAGCTGCAAAATTAGTTACTGCAAATACCATTGGGGCAGGAATAGGAATAGCTGCAAACGTAGCTGCAACTGCACAAGCATTATCTGCATTAGGAAAAGGTGGTGCGCCAAAATCTGACCAAGTTAAAAATCCACCTCCAATATCTGCGCCAACAGAAATAGAAAGTCAATCGCCTGCATTTAACATAGTTGGAGCAAGTGGTACAAATCAATTAGCTAGTGCAATAGGTGGGCAAACGCAACAACCTATACAAGCATTTGTAGTTTCTAGTGAGGTAACATCAGCACAGGAATTAGATAGAAATATAATTGATGATGCTTCAATAGGTTAAAAAAGCAAAATTTAAAATTTAATACGTTATAACATTATGAGAATAGTTGAATTAATATTAGACGAGGAACAAGAAGAAAGTGGAATCGAAGCAATTTCAATCGTAGAAAGTCCTGCAATAGAATCTGATTTTGTAGCCTTAAAAGGCGAGGAAGTAAAACTAGCAGAAATAGACAAAGAAAAAAGAATTTTGTTAGGTGCTTTATTAATACCTAATAAACCAATATACAGAAAAGGAGAAGAGGGAGATTATTACATATTTTTCTCTAAAGATACTATTTCAAAAGCATCACAAATGTATTTAAGAAATGGCTATCAAAACAATTCAACCTTAGAACACTCCAAAGATTTAAAAGGTTTGACATTGGTAGAAAGTTGGATAGTTGAAGATGAGGTACAAGACAAGTCTAGAAAGTACGGATTAAATGTGCCTGTTGGAACTTGGATGGGAGCAGTAAAAGTTAATAATGAAGAAATTTGGAATGAATACGTTAGAACAAATAAAGTTAAAGGTTTTTCTATTGAGGGTTATTTTGCAGACAAAATGGAATCGCCTAAAGAAGAAATTAAAGAAGATATGTCAATTCAAAGTGATAAAGAGACCTTACTAAAAATAATTGAAATCTTAACTGATGAACAGAAATAGACCAAAAAACAAAGGCATTTACATAGGCAGTAGAACAAGCCCTCAGGGAAGTTCACGTGCTTGTTTATGTTGGGATACCAATACATATTCTAAAGATTGTTGTGATGGGTCTATTGGTGCGCAAGGCATAGGAAATATTACAGGAACAAATTGAAAATGCAAAATTTAAATTAATAATCGTTATATAAATAATATGAAATCAACCGAAATGTTAAATCAAATTAAAACACTTCTAAATATTGAAGTTAAACTTGAAGAAACCAAGTTAGAAAATGGTACAATAGTAAGTGCAGAATCATTTGAGAAAGGAAAAGAAATCTTTATAGTAACTGATGACGAAAAGGTAGCAATGCCTGTTGGAGAATATTTACTTGAAGATGGTAGATTAGTTGTAGTTGAAGAAGAGGGACAAATTGCAGATGTTAGAGAAGTATCTGATGAAGTTCCTGCAAAGGAAACAGAAGAGGGAGAAGAAATTACTGAAGACCTAGCAGAAGAAGAAGAAAAAAAAGAAGAAGAAATGGCAGATGTTGCAGATTGGGAGGGAATGGAAAAAAGAATCCAAAACCTAGAAGATGCGATTGCAGATTTAAAGGCTGACAAGGAAAGTAAAATGCAAGAAGAAGAAATGTCAAATGAAGTACAAGCACCTTTAAAGTCAAGAACTGTAAAAGAGGAGTTTTCAGAAGAAATTCCTGCAGAGGTTAAAGCTGAATTATCAGAAGCTGCTGCAAAACCAATTAAACACAATCCTGAATCTGAGGGAAAAACAATTAATAAAGTAGAATTTGCAAAAGGAAAATTCAATACTACTTTTGATAAAGTTATGGAACAAATAAGTAAAATTAAAAATTAAAAACTAAAATAAATAAAAATGTCAAATTTAAGAAAAACAAATCTTGCAACAACAGTCACAGTGAATTCTACCTATGCAGGAGAATTTGCAGGAGAGTACATCGCAGCTGCATTACTTAAAGCATCTACTATCGATGATGGTGGATTAACTGTAAAAGCTAACATTAGTTACAAAGAAGTAATTAAGAGATTAGCAACAGGGTCTTTAGTAACTGCTGCAGGATGTGATTTTACTCCTACATCTTCTGTTACATTAACAGAAAGAATTATTGAGCCAAAAGAATTACAAGTGAACTTACAATTATGTAAAAAATCATTTGTAGATGATTGGGAATCTCAGCAAATGGGATTCGGTTTAGGTCAAACTTTACCTCCTAAATTTTCAGACTTTATGATTGCTCACGTTGCTGCTGAAGTAGCACAAAATACAGAACTTTGTATTTGGCAAGGAAATACTGCTGCAAGTTCAAACAATTCATTTGATGGATTTGAAAAAATAATTTTAGCAGCTGCAAGTAGCATTCCTGCATCACAAAAAATTACTAAAACTACATTAACTGCAGCAAATATTATTGCTGAATTGTCTAAAGTAGTAAATGCAATTCCATCTTCACTTTATGGAAAAGAAGATTTATTTATCTACATCGGTAGCAAAGCTGCAAAACTTTATGTTCAGGCATTAGGTGGATTTGGAGCAAGTGGATTAGGAGCAAATGGTGTTGCTAATATGGGAACACAATGGTGGAACAATGGGTCTTTAACTGTGAATGGAGTTAAGATTTTTGTATGCCCGGGAATGTCAGACAACAAAATGTATGTTGCACAACGTAGCAACCTATATTTCGGTACAGGATTATTGAATAATACTAACGAGGTAAAGGTTTTAGATATGGCAGATTTGGATGGGTCTAACAATGTTAGAATGGTAATGAGATTTTCTTCAGGAGTACAATTCGGTGTTGCAGAAGATTTAGTTCAGTACGCATAATTAATTAATTAACCAATAAAATAGGGTAGGTAGAATTTATCTACTTACCCTTTTTTTTTAAAATCATAAAAAACAATGGCTTGTACATTAACGACAGGGAGAAAAATACCTTGTAAAAGTGCCTTTGGAGGCATAAAAAAAGTATTATTTGCAGACTATGGAGCAATAGCTTCGATAGCAGTAGATAGCACAACTAAAGTAGCAACTATCACAAATGGTAGCCCTGCGCCTGTATGGTTTGAATATGATGTAAAAGGAAATTCTAGTTTAGAAACTACTGTAACCTCATC